TGCGCAAAAAGGGTTTGGGGGCCACTGGCAATGGACCACCGGGGCGCGGCATCCAGTAGGCGTCTTTAACGGCGCGTGTGTCATTCCATTTGGGCTTGGGTTTGCCACGCATCTCGGGTCTCACCAAAGTCACCCATTGCCCGGCATAGAGACCGGAACGCGCTACTACCGCCATATAGCGGTGGACATAGCCATGCTCAATCCAGTAGCCCATCGTGGTGTAAGGCAGCCCGGCATTGGGATTGGGTTGGCCTTTGATATTGGTTTTGGCCTTTTGTTTGCGCCAACTGATCAAGTAAGTGGCACTCAGGCCCAAAGCATCTTCACGCGACTCCACCACAAACTTTTGGTAGATCGAGGCTTGCAACTGGCGTGACTTGCCAATGGTCAGGGCGCGGATTTTCATCTCATCGTAGAAAACTTGGGCACCCGCTTGCGCTGCTGGCCGGACGTTGTTGCGCATCACATCGGACATCTCATTGATGCGGCTGGTTAACTTGTCAACATCAAACGCCATCTTAAACATTGACCACCTCACACACCAAGTCCACATAGACCTTGCGCGAGTCGGGCAGCACGACCTGCACATTGAAGATGACGTTCTCAAACAACACCCGCATAGCGGCATTCAGGGGCCGGTAGCGCAGCCGCACCCTGGCTTTGGTGACGCTGGTATTGGCATCGGCTTTAATTTTTTCCAGGCCCGATAAATAGCGCACATCGGCTGAAATGTTGCTGGCCACAGCGCGCCAAGTGCGCACTGGCTGACCCAGGGCGTCTTGGCCCGCAGTCAACTGCTGGATGGTGATGCGGTGGCGCATTTGGCCGATGCTCACAAGCCGCCCTCCATCACCCGGTAGCGGTTGAGCAAGGCATCGACAAAGCCCAGTTTGATTTGGACCCCGCGCCCGGTTGTTTCAGCTTCTCGGTTGTCGTACATTGCAGCGACTTGCAGTTTGATCCACTGCTTAATACTGGCCGGCACGGCGCTGGCGTCAACGTAACCGGCGAAAAAGCGCAGTTTGACGTCACGCGCCGCGCTGGGCCACAGGGTGGCAAAGGCGGGCACGACGGTGGCAAAGCCAAAGTCGTCGCAGTTGTTCAACAAGTAATCCACCGGCAGCAAGGTTTGAATCACCCCGGCTGCATCGGTGTAACTCAGGCTCACAATGCTTTGCACCGGGACCCGGGTCAACACCATTGCTTCGCTGTAAATGCTGCGGGTGGGCGGGAAGGACTCCAGACTCAGTTCCCAGGTTTGTGGCAATAACGCGCGTCCAGTGGCCTGCTCGGCCATCTCGGTGGCGGCCTCGATCAAGGTTTCCAGCAAGGCATCGTCATCACTCAGGTCAACCCGGCAGTGCGCTTTGACGTCCGCCAGACTGACCGGCCAAGTGCTGGGCGCAGTGATCCGTTGCAAGGCCATTCAAGGCTCCTGTGCCAGCTGAGCGGCGGCAATGGCGTTCGGGTGCAGATCGAGCATGCCGTGGTGCGCGCCGACCTGCGCATCAGCGGCGCTCAGGCGGATGACACTGCCGACAGTGCCGAAGTGGCTGTCCATGAGGACGAAGGCGTCGACCTCGCTGGGGCTATCGGACATCAACACAGGGGGCATTGGTTTCTTTGTGGCCATACAGGCTCCAGTTCAGACAATAAAAAAGCCCCTTGACGGGGCTCGTGAATGAAACACAGGTGATCAGCGACTCGGCGCGGCCCAGTCCTTGCGGGACTGCGCTCGGCCAGTGCGGCTTAAACGAAGATGAAACCCAAAGACTGGCGCAGCGAGGCGACTGTTTCGCTCAAGCTGGGCGCCTGCAACGCATTGCGCTTGATGAAAGCGTTCCACTGCGCGTTCTTTTGGACGTCGGCCATGAATTCATCGGACAGGCCAAGCGGCAATCCGACAGGCACCACAGTACGCCGACGCGCCATGGTGGCGTTGACCGCCTGGTGCAAGATCTGGGGATCGAGTTCGCAGCGGTTCAACAAGACCCAAAGGTCAAAGTAGTCTTTCATCCGGCTGTTGGCCATACCCAGGGAGACAATCGCATCGAGTTTTTCTGCCACCACCGTGTAGCGGGGGTAGACCCGCAGGCGCGGCACAGCAAAGCCCTCCAGCATGACCGGGTAGTCGGCCATCTCCGGCGCCGGGGTGACCGCATCGCCATAACCGACATCGACTTGCACCGAGCACTTGGCGCTGTCAATCCAGGCCAGCAGCGTGAGCCGTATGCCGACGTAGTTGGCCTCTTTTCTGATCTCTTGGGCCTCAATCGTCGCGCTATCAAAGCGAATGCCATCGTCGACGTCCAACTGGCACAGCGCCTCAAATACGCCGGTCAAATGTGGCAACTCAGCCAGGCCAAAGCCCAACAAATCAATGTCACGCGTGGGTCGCAGGGGCACATCAAACCAGAGGTCAAACAACAAAGCGCCCTTGAGCAAAAAGTTATCGCGGTGGCTGGACACGCTCAGGCGGTACAACAAGCGTTCCAATGCATAACGCGTCAGCACCCATGAGAAATCAAGGCCGTCAGCACGGGCTTTGCTGAGTAAGCGCGCCCGAACCGAGGCCCCGGTGTTGCGCTGCGTCATGTCAAACTCTCCAAATACGGTCGCATGACCTTGGCCACCCGGCAAATCTGCGCACTTTGCCAGAGCTCATCCATCGTGACGCGTTTGGCACGCCAAGCTTCGCGCAGCACTTCCAAGGCGACATCCAGGCCAATCTTGTGGCGGTATTTAAAGCAGTCTGCCACCGTTTTGGCCACCGTCGTTACCGGGATCTGAACGACCCCATCCAGCGACTTCCGCTCCACGCCGCTAGTCAGTGCCACACCCGAGAAGCGCACCACACGCAGCGCCGGGTAAGCCATCACAGGCGCGCGCGCCTTTACATCCACGGCCAGCCATACTTCATGCGGCGACTGCGTGGTCAGACCATGAATTTGCAGGGCGGTGAGCAAGCAAAAGACGCCTTGTGGGTATTTAAGCGCCACCTCGGCGAGCTGATCATGCTCACTCACCGGGCGCTCACTGGCGCTGTAAATACCCCGACTCACGCGGGTCAGCCTGCCCGAATGCACCAAACCTGTCAGCGCAGCACGAGCCACCCCGAGGGCCTGCAGATCGCGGGCGCGAAACAGGCCTTGGTGGTGGCTCAGGGCCATGATGGCGTCAGTGGCTTTCATGTGGGCATTATTACATAACGTCGGTAAATTTCAACAACTACAGACATTATGAATGCACCTCTACTGGACCGATGGCCCAGACTTAAGTCGCCGAGTTCACATAGACCTTGACCGCACTGGTGTCAACCAGGTTGCCCCCGGTGCGCTGCCAGCCGCAGAAACCCACCTGGCCGTTCAGGGCAAAGGCCGAGTCATCAAAGCGGCGCAGCGAGGTGCTGTTGGCCACATCGCGGATGATGTACTGGCTAAAGTCACCAAAGGCAATCGAGCGCGCATTGGCCGCCATCACGGCCATGTCGTTGTTGACGGTGTAGGCATAGCCGCAAATCGTGCCGGGGATGCCGTCCGCGATGCCTTCGTTGTCACCCGGGTTCCAGATCGGGCGTCCCGTGGTGTCTTTGAGCTTACGCAGCACCGCCAGGCTGAGGTCGTTGAGCATGAAGCGTGAGGCCGGGGTGCGGTAGGCCACGTTGATGGAATGGATCAAATCCACCAAATCGTCGTAGGTCACCCCCAAGGTCTGGCCGGTCAGGCCAGTTTTACCCGTACCCGCGCGGGTGATGACCCCAGCCGGTTGCGAGATCCCGGTGCCCACGGTGTAGTGACTGTTGGTGATACGCGCCAAACGGGTGGCCAGGCGGTTGGTGACAAAGGCCACCACGTCAATCACGCTGTCCTGGATCAACTCAACTGGCAGGGCAATCTTTTTGCTTGAGTACTTGTAGGGGTTAACCGCCACCGTGCCAAAGCTGATGTCCAGCGCACTGGCGCCAATGTTTTCCGCCACGATCTCGCCGACTTCGGCCGTACCGTCGGAGGCTGGGAAGTTCAGGGCATTGCCGCCAGCCGTGGTGATGATTTGTGCCACTTGGCGCATACCACCATAGGCTTTCATCTGGTCAATCACCAGTGCGGCAATCTCACTGGGCACCGTGTAGCCGCCTTCAGCCGGAGTCGTGGTCGACATGGCGTTGCGAATCGCCAGCGCCTGCTCGGCATTCACATTGTGGCCATGGCGCAAATAGAGCGCGGTGGCACCTACCGCGTCAAGGCCCTCGCCCTCTTCCCGATGGGCACGCTGGGGCGCTGCGTTCTCGAAGAACTTGTCGGCCTCCAGCTCGCGCAGGGCTTCGGTGGCGCGTATCTGGCCTTTAACCAATTCGATCTCGTTGGCGTAGTTATCAAACTGGGTCTGGTCCTGGGCGCTCCAGGTCTGGGCACCCTTCTCGGCAAGTAAATGCTTGGCTTGTTGGGCGAGCAGGGCAATTTTTTCTCGCTGGGCTTGGAGGTTTGTCATGGGGGTGGGTCCAAAAAAAAGGGACTCAACAGAGTCCCTAGGGGTTGGCAGTGACCGACTGCGGGCGGAGTTCTAAGTGATTAGCGATTCAGGGTCAGGTCAGAGCAGTTCCAACAGGCGAACCCGGTTGACGTGGGCTTGGGCTTGGCCCGTCTGCTCCAGCGGCTCAGGCTTGTCTAAGTTTTCGTGGGTGGTTGTCATCGCATCTTCAGGCTGGGGCAGCGCAGGTGGCTCCGGTGGTGCAGGTGACTCAGGTGGCATTGAGTTCTGCTGGACTTGCGGTGCCTTCGGGTAGACGCTCAAATTCCACTGCGAGGCCGTGTTGCTGGGCTGACCAGACTTGTCGGCTGCACGCTGTGGGGTGATCTGGTCAATGAAGCCATGGGCCAGCGCTTCTTCTGCCGTCATCCAGGTCTCGGCGTCCATCATGGCCGAGATGTCCTCGGGTGTTTTTTGTGTTTTACGCGTGTAATCATTCACGATCGCCAGCTCGACCTTTTGCAGCAAGTCTGCGGTGTCGCGCATGGCGGTTTTATCGCCCCACACCGCGCCACTGGCGTTATGGATCATGAACAAGGCCCCGGCACTCATGTTGACCTCACTGCAGGCCAGCGCAATGCTGGTGGCCGCACTGGCGCACAGGGCATCAATGTGGGCCACGGTTTGACCGGGGAAGCGTTGCAAGGCGGCCATGATGGCGCGGGCTTCAAACACATCACCGCCGGGGGAGTTGATGTACAGGTTAAGGACCGTGATGTCCCCTGCCCTTTGCGCTTGTTCAATCGCCGCAATCACTTGGGTGGCTGAGATGCCCCAATCGGCGCTGATGACGTCGTACAAGTACAGCGAGGCTTGCAGGGCCCCTGCTCCCTCGTTGCTGACCCGGCACAGATCGGTCTTGCTGCGGCTTTGGTTGTCGAGGTGAAGTTGATAAATAGGGTTCATGTGATTCCTAGTTCAGGATGGCAAAAAAAAGGGCATCGTCGTTTTCCAACAGGCGCCGGCGCTTGACCCGAATCCGGGCTCGGTAGTCACCGCGCCATTCGTCTTGATCCACACTGGCAAAACCTTGCACTGCCAGCACCATGGCGGCAAAGCCGAGGCCTTGCAGCGCCATCGCCAAGGGAGTGAGCGTCATTGACGCGTCACCGTGGTCAAGGCCCCCACCTGGGCGATGGCTTGGCTAATGGATCCAGCGCTGCGTTTGTTGGCACTGACCACCAGTGGCACGGTCAAGCCATGCAAGGCGGCCAAAGCTTCGATCCAACTCCCCGCATCACCGACCAAACTGGGGGCGCTGCTGGTGGTGATGGTCACCGTGTCCAAGCCACTGACGATTTGCGCCAAAGACCCGGCCGAGCGTGCGGTGCTGGAGACTTGCAAGGGGTGATTGGCCACCAAGCCATGCAGCAAGGCCAATTGATAGACCAGATTGGCTTGCGCCGAGGTCAAGCTGAAACTGCTGGCCTGCACTGCACCCAAAGCATCCGAAGTGCTGTCGATGAAGCTGTTTCCCTGCCCCAACACCGCTACTTCTCCGATGCTGGTGCCCAGCATGTCAGCCAACAGTTGGCTGTGTTGGCCTTGCAGCGTGACAGCGCCAGTGGCTGCATTGGCCAGTGATAGCGTGCTTTGTGCGGCACCCGTAACTGCTGCGAAGCCTATGGCACTGCTGTGCAGGTCAGCCAGTGTTGCGGTTTGCGATGCCTGCAACAAAGCCTGTCCAGTAGCTTGACTGCTCACAGCAAAGTTGTGACTGCCCTGACCCAGCAAAGGCACTGCGCCTGTGGTCGCGAGGCTGGTGGCAATACTACTGAGCGCACTGCCCTGCAAAGCCACGACGCCGGCGGCTGCACTGGTCTGGCTGCTGGTGTAGGACTCAGTACCGGCAATGACATCAACGCCAGCGCCCACACTGAGCACCGCCACAGTGTGGCTACCGCCCCCCGACAGTGGCACCGATCCTAAGACCGTACTTTGCTGGCTGATGGTGCTCGCCGCCGTTGCGCTTAAGGCAACAAGTCCTACCGCAACACTGTTTAGGCTGGTGCTGCTGCTGGCTGTCCCCAGCAAAGGCACTGGACCCACCACCCCAAGCGCAGCGCCTGTTTGGCTGACGGTGCTGGATCCATGGCCCAACAAGCTGGCTTGGCCGTTGCTGATACTGGCCTGCACCAAGGTCTGCGCGGCCACCCCGGACAAGGCCACCATGCCAGAACTACTGACACCCCAATCGGCGCTGCTTGATGCTGTACCCGTCAAGGCCAAATGAGCCTGCGCAGTACTGCTTTGCGTCGTGGTGTTGCTTGCTGTGCCCAGCACAGGCAGTGCCGCAACCGTCCCCAAAGCCAGGCTGCTTTGTTCCGTGCTGTGTGTGCTGGCGCCTTTCAGACCCAGCACGCCCAGCGATGAACTGGTTTGCGTCAATTGATGGGCAGCGGAACCCAACAGCGAAACTGCCCCCACCCCCGTGCTGCTCTGACTCATGGTCGTCGCAGCAATAGCGTTCAAACTTAGTTGGCCAACCCCTGTGCTACTTTGCGTGGTGGTGTTGGCAGCGCTGCCGAAACGGGAAGTCGCTGCGGCCACATTGAACACCAGCCACGTGACCTTGACCTCAATGGGCACCACGCCCAGCGCTGCGCTACTTTGTGCCGTCGTGTGGCTGGCCCCACCCTCAAGCGCCACACCGGCCAAAGCCACACTGCTGGCGCTGATGCTGGTCTCACCCACCCCACTGATCGCCGGTGCCGGCGCCTCAAACGCACTGACCTCGAAAGCACCTGACTCAAACGTGGCACTCATCAGTAGTCGGTCTCGATGTAGGCGCTGATCAGATCCAGTGAGACCGCCAGTGCGGTGGCGTTGTTGCAGCGCCAAAGGCGTGGTGCCAACAAGGTGGTGTTGGCAGGCGTCTGTAGCCCTGGGGTCGCCGGTGTGATGGTGCCACCAATACTGGCACCGGTATCAATGCGCTCAAGTTGGTAATTGACCACGCCGTTGTTGTTCGGGGGGCACCACAGCATCAGGTCATAGGGCACATTGGGGTTGGCCGCTGGAAAGTCAGTCCCCAACGCCAGCGCCGTTTGTGCCGCACTGCCGCCACAGACCAGATACAACTGGGTGGCATCGGTGCTCAGTTGCGCCACACCAAAACTATTGGTCAACGTGGCCGGGTCGACGTTGGTGGGTGCTGCAGTCGCACTGGACATACCAACAAACATTCTGGCGCCCGAGACAGTCGCCGCATCGGTGATGGCAAAGCGCACCGAGTAAAAGAAGCCACCATCGCCACTGCCGGTACCGGTGCTGAACTGGGCCGCAGGCGCGCGCAAGGAACACAGCGAACCCGCCGTGCTGGCACTGGGGTACTGGATACGGCGCATGCGGGTCAGCCGGTTGGTCGTCGTCACATTGCGCGCCGTGGGCGTACCCACCGCTGTCCAAGCCAGAAAGCCATCGATCCCAGGCACGGTGGCGGAATTACCCGAGGGGTTCCAGCGCCCGGACTTTTGACGCCAGAGTGAGGGCTGCAAGGCGTAATCCATGCCACTGGGGCCAATCACCGCCGCCATCACCCGGGTCTGGCCCAAGGTGCGGCCAAACAGGTTGAAATTACCGGCAGCGGGCGTCGCCGGACTGGCCACCGCCGGGAAAGTCACTTCGGAGTCAATGACGTGGTTGCTGTTCCAGTTGCTCGGCTGCACCAAGGTGGCATCAGTCCCATCGGCTTTGGCACTGGCAAAGGTGTGTTTGATGGCCATACTTTAGGTGGAGGCTGAGGTGGAAGTAAGGATGACAGAGAGCGCGCCCGCGCCAATCAAGGCAATCTGGGCCGCGGTTAAGGTTTGGGTGTAAGTGATCACGGTGCTGCTCAAGGCATGGCTCCAACTGGCAATCAAACTGCCGTTTTGTGTCAAGGTCACGCTCAGGCCGTTTCCGGTGGCACTGCTGGCGCGGTAACTGATCGTTTGCTCTGCCGTGCCGGGGTAACTGGTCTCCGTCAGCAGCACTTCGCAAGAGCTGAAAGCCGCCACTGAAATAAAGTCGGTGTCACTGGCCACGGCCTCATTCAACATCGTGCTTAAAGTGGTGCCGGTGCTGGGACTCCATTGGCCCGTGCTGCTGTCACTGGCGGGCCGACCCAGAGTGGGCAAGCTGACCAGGGTGGCACTGCGCCATTCCACGGCATTTTTAGCCTTGAACAGCTGCCACGGATTGCGACTTAAACTGCGCACTTCCAAACTAGACAAAGCCCGACTCCACACTGCCAGCAGGCTGGGCCGGTGGTGCAAGTAGGCGTAGCGTCCGCCGTTGTAATTGGTGCAGCCTATCTCGAAGTTATAGGGTCCGGTGGGGGCGGTCGAGCCCCCCGTGAACCCATTCGGGCTGCCCAGCACCCCGTCTTGGTAAGGCTTCACGCCTTGGCTGCCCCAGGTGCCACACAGGTTGAGGACATCGACTTGGCCCGTGAATGGCAACAGGGCTTTGTTGTTGTCCACCCAAAAGCCGTTGGCTTGAAACCCTAAACCGATATAGCCACCATCACTTTGACTTTGGGTGCAGGGCGTGGCACCCGAGGCGTCCCAGTTGGGGGCATCACTGGAGAGTAAAAATAACGTGCCGTTGGCGCTGACATACTTTTGCCGCAGGTCAAGGCTTTGGTTCAAGGCCTGGTCACCCACTTCATAGGCTTTGCCCTGCAAGCTGGTAACAGCTGGGCAAGCGGGACTGCCGCGCACCACAAATTTGGTGCCATTGACCCAATCCACTGTGCCATCCGACCCACAGTACAAACTGACCAAGCCCTGGGCCAAGGGGTGACCCCAGTCAATCGTGCCAGGGGTCGGCGGTTGGCGGGTTTGGCTAAAACGACGACGGCTTACGATCATGCTTAGCTGTAGTAAATTTCGCGGTACTGCGCCGTCACTGTGGCCCCGAGCGACACACCGGCGTCATTGACCAGCACAATGCCCCACTTGGGCGGCACGCAGCCAAAGGCACTGCTGATCTCAAACTCGCCGCGCACCGTGCCGGCTACCGCCCCGGTATTGAGTTGCACCGTGCCGAGGAAAGTCAGGTTGGTCGGTGCGCCAATGGCGGTCAGCACTTTATCAGTGCCATCGACGTTGTCCGACTGGCTTGAGGCGCCACTGAAGGTGCTGCCATCGAGTGACTTGTAACCGTAGACCACCACCTGCTTGTTTCCATTAGGGGCGCTGGTGGTCGTTAGGACACTCACCTCCAGCATCACTTGCACCACGTTGGTGGCCGTGGAGGTAGTGACCGCCGCGCTGGAGCGGTTGGCATTGGACACCAAACCGCCTGCGGTGATGCTCAGCGCCGTGGCTGGACCGTATTGCACTGCCATTACGGATTCCCTGCAGTGATGGTTTTGCTGGTGATGGTCACGTTCTGACCGATGGCAATATTGGTGTTGTCCAGGTTGAGGTCGCCGCCGGTGGCAATCGCCACTGAACCCTGCTCATGGCAGGTGGTGCCCGCGCTGTCCACAATCCGGTAGTAACCGGCGATGCCAGCGCCACTGGCGGCTACCGTCCAAGACCCCAGCAAAGACTTGGTGCCGCCCGAAGCCGCGGCCATCCAGTCCGTGGGGAGAATGAGTGTGGCCAGGACCGAGCCAGAGGCAGCGGTGGCGCAGTTGGCCGGTTGAGTGCCGGTATACAAGACCAGCTTGGCCGAGGCCCCGGTGGTAGTTTCAATCGAGTCGAGCAGGTTGTTGCGCACGGCAACCGAGTATTGAACGGTCATAGGGGTTCCTGGTTAAGTGGGTTTGAGTTACACATCACGCTCAATTTGCGTAGCCCGGGTGATCTGGCCCTGGCTGTCACGGATCAGGGTGGTGTCGGTCTTACGCGCCGGCAGACTGACTACCACCTCGGTGGGGGCCACATTGACTACTTGCGGGGCGATGTTGACGACCTGGGGCGCAATGTTCACCGTCAAGGGGTCGGGTTTTTCTACCAGGACGGTGTTGTGCACCACCGGGGCGGCTTGGGCCGGCATCAGCGCTTCCACATGGATGCTGGTCTCCGGCAGGTTGACCGTGTTGTGCACCACAGGGGCGGCTTGCTCGGGCATCACGGCCTCAATGTGCACGTTGGTCTCAGGCAGGTTGACGGTGTTGTGCACGATGGGGGCGGCCTGCTCGGGCATCAGCGCCTGCACGTGTACGTTCGTCTCAGGCACGTTGACGGTGGTATGAATGACCGGGGCCTCAGGGCTGGGCAGCTTGTTCTCGACGTGGATGGCGGGGGCGGCGATGTGAAACACGGGCGCAGGCGCCGGGGCCGCTTCCAGTTGCGCACTGATTCGCACGGCGTGCACCTCGTGGGCATGGCGCAGTTCTCGCAAGGCGTGGGTGACGTCAGCGACCGCGGCCATGGTATTTGCCACTGCCGCCTCTTGTTGAGTAGCGTCTGGGCTTGCTTGCGGTGTTTGCAAACTGCGGGGATCGAACACCTCGCCAGCTGCGCCACCGAGCGGGCCCATGCCTTTGGTCTTGCGCACCTCATCGACACTCATCCAGCCCATGCCGGTACCGGGCCCACCCAAGGCGGCGCGGTTGTAGGCCGCTTGCGCGCTTGAGTCACCTTCGATCAGGGCGTCACGGTCGAACTGGACAAAGCGTCCGGTGTTGCGGGGAAACAGTTTGCGGTTGAGCTCTTGCTCAATGCGCACCAGGTGCGGCTGCAAGGTGTAGGTGACAAAGCCACGGCTCATGGATTCAATGCCACTGCCCCAGGAGGTGCTGGCACTGGTCTCGCCAATCATGTGCGGGGGCACGCCAAAGGCACGGGCGATGTCGATCACCTGGAACTTGCGGGCTTCTAACAACTGA